TTGCAGGCTAAAAAACATGTTGAGGGAATATGTGCCTTCAACATGGCACGAAGGCGTGATTTTAGTCAAAGCAACTGATCAGCCATCGGAAAGATTATGCTCGATTCTAAAACCTCTTTACAACCCCGACTCGACTGAGGTAATTCATGATTTATCGAATAATTTTTTGGAGACAATCGACGATCTTTACATTGCCTTTGTCCCCTACATGCGACCATGGAAATTCTGCCAGATCAAGCAAACTCGCAGCAGCTTAGGGGGCCTCATATTTAGCACTGGATTTTCCTACGATTATATTGATTAGGGTAGCTCGTTGACACCGCCGCCGGGGCGTGAATCCGGACATCCTCCAAAACAGTGAATGGTTGATCCAGCCCGAGGCGCTGCGCTCCATGGCTGCTGCATCACGTTCGTATCGTGGTGGCGCATTGCCGCAGCCGGACTCGTCCAATCCACTTCTAAGCGTCGATGACGGCATCGCCACGATTTCTATCGAAGGTCCGATTCTCCGCAAACCAGGTCTATTCGCCCGCGTCATCATGGGCGCGACCGACTCTGAGGAAATTGGTGCGGCCATCCGAGAAGCCAACGACCGCACGGACGTCAAGGCGGTCATGCTCAACATCGATTCACCTGGCGGAACCGTGGCTGGCACACCGGAGCTTGCCAATGCCGTTGCCTCACTGAACGAGCACAAACCAGTCTATGCATTTTCCTCCGGCCTAATGGCATCCGCCGCTTACTGGATCGCCAGCCAAGCCCGCGCCATCTACGCCACCCCATCAGCGCAAGTTGGGTCTATCGGCGTGGTGCAGGCAGTGGTCGATGATTCAGCAGCTCTCGATAAAGAAGGCATCAAGGTTGAGGTGTTTTCAGTTGGCAAATACAAGGCGATGGGAGCACCGGGAAATCCCCTCACCAACGACCAACGCGAACTCATCCAATCCAACCTCGCGGAAATCGCAGGTGAGTTCCATGCAGCGGTGTTGGCGAAAGGACGCGCGATCCCACCAGACGCCATGGAAGGCCAAACCTTCAGCGGACGCCAAGCCCAACGCTACAACCTTGCAGGCATGGTCCCAGATCGTGCCGAAGCCATGCGCCGCCTCCGCGTCTATCACGCAGCGGTTGACACGGGATCACGGGCGATGACTACCGCACTTGAAGACCAACTCCTTGAAGCCCGCACCCAGGTCGATGACCTCAAGCGGGACTATCACGCACAGACCGAACGGCTCACCGAAGCCACCACCACTGCGGATTCACTGCGCAGCGAAGTGGAATTGCTTTCCGCCCAGCTAGACACCCTCACGGCCGAGCGTGACTCAGCCATCGGTGAATCCAGCGCACTGCAAACTAACCTCACCGAACTTCAGGCATCGCAGACCGACTTTGATCGGAAGCTGCAACTTGAAGTCGCCCGCGTCGTCGCCTCTACCGGCACCACACTGCCAGCCCGTGTCACTCCAGCAGGAGACAACCAGCGTGCACCTCAAGCGAACTCCCTCCAGGAGCTTGTCGCCCAATACGACCGCTTGGTCACCGCCAAACAGCCCGAGGAAGCCGCCGCTTTCTACACCGAACACCTCGCCAAACACTTCAACCGCTAACAGACCATGCCAAACTCACACGCAACGGTTAATTCCGCCATCATCGCCCAGACCGCGCTCAACACGCTCCAGGCGAAGTTCCCGCTCCTCGGACAAATCGCCACCGACTTTTCCTCGGCGAGCGTGAAGTTCAATCAGGACATCGTTACCCACATCGTCACGCCCACCGTGGCCAAGGACTTCGTTCCTGCCACCGGATACGTCCCGGATGATCAGGCACAGGTCGATGTCAGCGTGAAAATTAACAAGCACGCCTACGCGGGCTATGCCATCACCGACGTTGAACGCTCGACAAGCGAGATCGACCTCAACCAACGCTACGCCGATAAGGTGGCCTATGCACTCGGTCGAAAAGTCAGTGACGACCTGATGGCGCTCATCATCAACGCCAACTTCACCAACAAAACGGAAATCGCTGCCGCCAGCTTCGGACGCAACACCGTGGTGGACATCAGCACCAAGCTCAACAAGCGATTCATCCCGGACATGGGCCGCTTCATGTTCGTCAATTCCGACTACTACAACTCACTGCAAAAGGACGAAGCACTCTACAAGGCGTTCATCACCCCAGCAGCGGGCAACGTGGTCGTCACTGGAATGCTGCCTGACGTGAACGGCTTCACCGTGATCGAATACTCGGCACTTCCGGAAAACGGCGAGCGACTGGTGGGATTCGCCGGCATCCGCGAGGGACTCATCATGGCCGCCCGCGTGCCGGACGTTCCCGCCAACACAGGCGATACCGTGATCCGCGTCGTCACCGACCCGCGCACCGGCCTCTCAATTCAGGTCCGTGATCGCTACGATGGACGCCTCGGCAAGCAGGAAGTGAGCTTCACGCTCATGTATGGCTTCGCCACTGGCAACAAGCCGGTCGTGGAGCGAATCATCCGTCCGGTGTAATCCAAGTTGGAATAGTGGGGTTCATGGAACGCCCTCTCTGGGAAACCGGAGGGGGTGTTTTATTGGGGCCGATTGACATCACCCATGTGACATGAACACGCTCCAAGCAGCAGCCGCCGAAGCATTCGTTGAAATCCTGAGAGACGCAGGCGTGCCGGTGACCATCGGCGGCAAAGACTATCAGGCAATGGTCTCGCCAAGCGGATTGGCCGTGGATCTTGAGGAAGGTGGCTTCACCCAGGACGGCACTCTCACGGTGAGGATTCTCGTGGCGCACCTGCCAAATCCACCACCCGCTCACAACGACACGATCTTCATCGGCGGAGAGCGCCACAAGATCGAGGAAACCAACCGCAAGCCAGGAGCTGGCATCATCGAATACCGTGTGGCTAGGCGCTGAAACCATCATGAATCAAGCCATCGAAGATTATCTGGCCGGCCTGTTCACCTCCGCGCAACTCGTTCCTGCGCCCAATGTGTTCACCGGGACTTCCTCCGACATCCGCCCGCCAGAATCTCATGCGATTCTCGTGCTGGCCGATTCGATTGAAAACGTGGTCGGCCCGTTGCATCGGGCGACGGTCAAAATTCTCGTTTCGTCACCCACCGACGACCGCACACAACACGCCACGCTCGCCGGTGCCGTTAAGGGCATCATGGAGGGCGCATTGCCTGCCGCGATTGACTTCACGGTCGGCGGGTTCAGGACCAAAGCTCACGCCACCGCCATCACCGATGACGATAGATGGCTCACCACTATCGAAGGGATTCTTGGGGTGGATTGGATGCCGGTTGACAACCAGCCATAAGCGTCATGCCCGCCACCTTCGGAGTCACCAACCTTCACGGACTCGCACCCGCCACCGGACACGCCCAAGAAGCATCCGCAGATGCGTCAATCGAAGTGGCCACGCTGCGCGATTCGCTCGGCATCACCGTGGTGGCGAAGCCGAAGAAACTTATCACACGCAGCATCACGCTGTCCGGCAAAGGAACTGTGAATTTCGCCGACGTGGCTGCCGGGGCGATCACCAAGGGCGTCTCGTTCGTGACCTCTGTCAAGGTGACCGAAAGCAACGACGATTTTCCGTCTTTTGAAATTCAGGCGACTGCCTACGACGACATCTAACTTTCCATCATTCCCATGCCCGCCGCGTTCAACGAAATCGGAGTCAAGTGCGTCACCGCCGCCCTGGTGGAGAGCGTGGACGTGCAGAAACAGCTTGAACACAAGATCATCAAGAAGAGCGATGGCGCGTTCGAGACGGGCAACCGCTACGACCCGTCATTCAGCTTCTCGGTCAAGGGCCGGGGTGTCGTTGAGGAAGATCTTCTAGGTGGAGCCTCCGCCGCCTACGTGCCCGAACAGATCGCGGGCGGAACCACCATCATCACCTCCGTCAAGAACTCCCAGACCAACGAGGACTACAACTCGTTTGAAGTTTCGGGAGTGAATCATCCGGCTGCAGGCGCGGCCTAACTATTTTCCGAACAAGATCACCCATGAAAGAGGGAACCACCATCAGCGTCGTGCGCGACCACGACACCAAACCCACCGAAAGCCGCAACACCCGGCTGGTCGCCGCCGCTCTGTCCAGCGGTGCGATGTTCGCCACCGAAGCCGCCTATTCCGACACGGTCGAACAGACGCCCAACGGAGCGAAGCGAACTGTCACCTGGCTGATGGACGGCGCGGCCAAACTCAGCTTCGAGCCCATCGAGGTCGCGGAAAGCATCACCTTCGACGAGTTCCGCAAGCGTTACGAATCACTCGCCTGGTGCGAGGCCAACACCAATCACCCCATCGCCTATCTGCGGGCCATGAACGACCAGCACAACCGTCTGCTCGACAAGGTCAAGACGATGCGCCCGATGCTGCTCATCCGCAAAGGCAAGCGCATCGCCATAGTGCCGAGCGGGTCCGACGAAGCCTCGAAAGCCACCCGCGAGCAAATCCTTTCCGAATTCTGACATCATGAACGACCGCGAAATTCAACTGGCCACTGGCATGATCGACAGTGGGGAACGCCGAATCGGCAACCTCAAGCTGCGTCCCTACACCATGGGTTCGATGCAACTGGCCTATCTGCTCAAGCTCACGATGTTCACCCGTGGCAAGGATGATCCGCCGTTGGACCTTGATGATTTGGAAGAGCAGCGGCAAATCATGGCGTTCGCATGGATGCAATCGGCTGATGAAGATGACATCGCTGACGCCGTCCGTGACGACACCGTGGACCGTTGTGTGCTCAAGTTCTCTCTCAATGTCACCTTCGACATGCTTCCGGGATTGATGGCAGAGATCAACCGGATCAACGCGATGCTTGCCGCATCCAGCGTCCGCGTCGAAAGCAAGTATCCGTCCGGCAATGACGATGCGCCGGGAAAGTCCTGAACCCCGGCTGGCTGGCGAGCGCGGTGTTCACCATCGCCAAGGACACCGGTTGGAGCGAGGACTTCATCATCTGGCGACTGCCGATGGCGCGTGCCCTCCAGTATTACCACTGCTCGCTCCAAGCGGCCAATCTTTGGACACTTGAACCACCGACCGATGAGTCGATGCAGGCACT